AACAAGTTAATTGGTGATGAAGATACATTACCTGACTTGCGACATGGACAAGCACAGGTTATAATTAAACCTGAGATAGCGAGATACGAAAGCATATGAAACCATACATTACATTAGATGTAGAAACTACTACATCAAACAAAGGTAATCCATTTGATCAAACTAACAAGCTATGTTACATAGGTATTGATCAGGATGTATATAACATAGAGTATGATGTTGAGCCTCACAAGGATAATCTCCTTAAAGTTCAAGAGTCAATAGACTCTGCCACTGTTCTTGTGGGGTTTAATATCAAATTTGATTTACATTGGTTAGCTCGTTATGGAATTAACTTTGCTAACAAAAGAATATGGGACTGTCAAGTTGTACAGTTTATACTTGATGGACAGTCTAACCCATACCCTAGTCTTAATGGTGTTGCTGAACACTACGGACTAGAGTCCAAGCTAGACGTAGTGTCAGAACAGTACTGGAAGAATGGTATTGATACACCAGACATACCAGAAGATATACTGACTGACTATCTTAAACAAGATGTTAAACTAACTGAACAGATCTTTATTAAGCAGATGCAAGAACTTAACAACAGACCAGAACTAAAACGTTTAGTTAGCTTACACAATCAAGATCTATTAGTATTGCAAGAGATGGAGTTTAATGGTATACTATATGATTATGATAAAAGTAAAATACTAGGAGACGAACTTGAAGAACAAATTGCTAGGCTTGATAAACTATTGTACGAATTCCATAATTTTTCTGACTTTAACCCTAATAGCGTGGATCATCTTTCTGCTTTCTTATATGGTGGCACTATTAAATACAGGAGTCAGCATCCTGTTGGACATTACAAAACGGGCGATAGAAAAGGTCAAGTCAAATTACAGTGGTTCGACAAAGAACTCGAACTACCCAGACGAATACGACCTCTAAAAGGTACTGAGCTCGCTAAAGAAGGTCTTTACTCTACTGATGAAAAGACCTTACGCTCACTCAAACCTAATGCAGAAGGTCAAAAGATTCTAGATATACTCTTATCCAGAGCTACTCTAGAGAAAAGGAAGTCAACTTACTATGTAGGTTTATGTAAGCTGATTGATGATAACAACTGGAACAAAGGAGAAATACATGGGCAATTAAATCAATGTGTAGCAAGAACAGGTAGGTTATCTAGTAGTAGACCTAACCTACAAAACTTTGACGGAGAGATAAAGTCTCTCTTTACTTCACGATATTAAGGAGATAGTATGAAAGATAACGATACAAAACTAGCAGACATTCTAACAATTGGACTAATGGCATTAGTATTATTTGCTACAGTCGCAGCATTAATTGGTAATTGGAAACAAGATATACAACAGGGCTCTGTACAAGAAGCACTAGAGATTGCTAACATTGTAGAATCAGAACCATTACCAGAAATTATTATTTCTGATCCTATTCTACCAAGAGCATTACCACCATTAGTAGAAGGTGGTGAAGTTTACTTTGAAGATATGTATTATCATTTACATCCAGAGGATCTATAATGTTACTACAGGCAGATGCTAAACAATTAGAGTGGGTAGGTGCAGCCTACCTAAGTCAAGACGACCTAGCCATACAAGAAATCTGGGACGGAACTGACATGCACTCTGATAATCAGAAGAGGTTTGGATTACCATCTAGGTTAATAGCCAAGACATTCGTATTCAGACTTATCTATGGTGGCTCTGCCTACTCATATGCTCATGATCCTAACTTTCGAGATATAGGTAATGAAGCATACTGGCAAAACATCATCGACCAATTCTATAACAAGTATACTAAGTTAAAGGAATGGCACGATGAGATATTGTTCAGAGCAAAACGTGATAGAAAACTAACTATGCCTACAGGTCGTGTGTATTACTACGAGCCAGAGGTTACGAGCTATGGTGTTAAACACCCACGTACTAAGATACTTAACTATCCAGTACAAGGCTTAGGAGCAGACTTAATGTCAATTGCTAGGGTTTCATTACGTAATCGTTTACTCAACAAAGAAAGAGTCCGACTAATTAATACAGTTCATGATTCAATTATACTTGACTTTGATCCTGAAGTATGGGATAATAATAGTATAGTTAGCATTGTTGAGAAATGTTTTAACGATGTACCTGATAACTTTGAGAAGTTATTTGGACATAAATTTAATCTTCCTATGAGAGTCGAATGTGAAGTTGGACCGACATGGGGTAACATGGAGACAGTTAATGGAAATTAATATTATTGATGTAGCATCACCACAAACAAGTACTAATCGTAATGGTCGTGAGTACCAGTCAATCGAAGTTACTTACAAGGATGATCAAGGTAGAGTAAGCAGTAAAAAGCTTATGTCATTCTCTAACCCTGAAGTGTTTAAAACAGCACAGACATGGGAAAAAGGTGATGCAGTAAACATCGCTATGGAAAAAGACGATGCAGGTTACTGGAACTGGACCAAAGTATTAGCCGATGGAGAGGTGGCACCTGCACCTACAAACGCTAGTGCAGGAGGAGCCTCGACATCTGCACCCAGAGCATCAACAGCTAAACCTACCAACAGAGTAACAGGTAGTAACTACGAAACTAAAGAAGAACGAGCACTGAGACAACGTATGATTGTTCGCCAGAGCTCACTATCTAATGCCGTAGCTACACTAGCAACTCATGGTAAACCATTGTCAAGTGCTGACGTAGTTTCACTAGCTAAACAGTATGAACAGTTTGTCATGGACGGAGATAACAACTCCGTTGACAACTTAGCTGACGATGTAATCTTTTAATCATGGAAGCTTTAATTGACCAAGATTTAGTGTGCTTTCGATGTGCTGCAAGTGCAGAGAATGACGACCTAGGTATAGCTATATACAGAGCTAACGAACTGTTTGATCAGATACTTGAGAAGACACAAGCTAGCTCTTATAGAGCTTTCTTAACAGGCACTAATAACTTTAGAAAACAAATCTATCCTGAGTATAAAGCAAACAGAACAGCTCCAAAGCCTAAACACCTTGAAGATTTAAGAGCATGGGCTGTTACTGAACTAAATACTGAGGTAGCAGATGAAGGACTAGAGGCAGATGATATGCTTGGTATTTATCAAACTGATGATACTATCATATGCAGTTTAGATAAGGACTTGTTACAGATACCAGGTAAACACTTCTCTTGGGAGATTAATGGTAAAGGATGGACAAGACCTGATACATTTACTGAGCAATCAGAGCTAGAAGGTCTTCGTCTATTTTATGAACAGTGTATTAAAGGAGATCGTAGTGACAATATCAAAGGCATTGAAGGCATGGGGGAGAAGAAAGCTAAGGTACTTCTCGCTGATGCAACAACGGAAAAGGAAATGATTAATATAGTACGTAATGCCTATGGTAATGATGAAGAGTTCTTAATGAATGCTAGTTGTTTATGGATCCTTCGTAATGATAGACTCAAGTACAAGGAACATTATGCCAACATTCAAGAGCAAGTTTGAAGCAGCAGTATGGAAAGAGTTACGTAAACATTATAAGTCATGTAAGTACGAACCTGATAAACATGAGTACATACAACCAGTAATACATCGTAAGTATATCCCTGATTTTAAGATGGGACGTAACATTTATATAGAAGCTAAAGGCAAACTAGATTTAGCAACAAGACAAAAGATGGTGTGGTTTAAAGAATCTAATCCACATATAACGATAGTCTTTTTATTTATGAACGCAAGTAATAAGATAACCAAACGAAGTAAAACTACATATGCTATGTGGGCAGAAAAGAATGGTTTCTTATGGCTAGACTATAGAGAGGATTGGATAAATGATTTTAAAAAACTTAAAAAAACAAGATGATGGATCCTATGACTTTGACTTTACAGTATCACCTGAAGAAGCAGAATACTTAATGGACTTTGCAATACAAACATTAATTAAAGAAGGTGTTATTAAAGTTACAAGTGGTGATTCAGAATTTGGTTTTATAGAAGATCCAGACGAAGGGAGTACGTTACAATGAAACATTTAGTTATACCAGATTGTCAGGTTAAACCTAATCAATCAGTTAAGTATTTAGAAAACATAGGTAGGTATATCGTAGAGAAACTACCAGAGGTTATAGTCTGTATAGGTGACTTTGCTGATATGCCTAGTCTATCTTCATATGATACAGGTAAGAAATCATTTGAAGGTAGGACATACAAAGCAGATGTACGTGCAGTACACAAAGGTATGGAAGCTTTAC